TCATGCGAGCTGGTTAGGCATTGCCTAACAGGATTGCGCCGAAATTGGCCAGACGGCGACACCCACCCTACCCCCACCCCCCGCGCATTGCTGCTAGCGCAGGGCTACCCTATTATTATTAATCCAGCCCAACATTTTCGTTTTTCAAAAGTTTTCAAAATTTTTTATAAAAGTCAGGGGACTGAAGTACCCCTAGCTCAGTCCTACAAAGCCCTTTATAACCTAAGTCATTGATAACCTTACGTTTTCCAAACCCTCCAAAAAATTTTTTGCAAAAAATCACAATCCAAGTCATAATCGGCTGACCGAGGTACGTCCTCGCGCAATGGAAAGAAGATGGAACGATTGCCCTTAGAGGTTATACCTGAAATCGGCGTACCGCTGTGTCCCGAAGCCAAGTACATGGACTTACGAGAACGTGCTGAAGCGGTCTGCAATACAGTAGATTATCTCAGCAACGAAGATTTTGGGTTTGACCTGATACCAACGAGCGAAGATGAAGCAATCGCTGCGAAATTGGCGTTTAGTTATGCTAGTGACGCGACTGTTACATCGAAAGAGGTGACGCATAAACGTGTAGTGGAACTGCGTCCCGCCTCGTTGGTATTGGTGAACAAAATACTGACAGAGTTCAGCCAGCAGGTTGTGCAAAGCTCAGTAGAAATAAGAAATCTCATCACAAACAAGTTACTGTTAGAAAGCGAACACCCAGACCCCCGTGTGCGATTGAAAGCGATTGAACTTCTGGGCAAGATTTCCGATGTTGGCTTGTTTGTTGAAAAGAGTGAAACGGTAGTGACGCACCAGACATCAGATGATCTCAAGGCCAAGCTGAGAAGCAAGTTGAGTAGACTCATTAGCCCTGATGAAGAAATCACTGATGCGGTAGTCACTATCGTTTCCGAAGACACCTGCGAAATTTAGTTATCATCGTTATCATCGTTATCATCGTTTCGATGACAACAATAAAGTTTTACTCTTAATAAGTTATAGGGAACTAAATCTCAAGACGGGGTAGCATGACAGAAGGCGACTTCACCGACACAGAACTACAGCAGATGCTTGAAAACATTGATGTTTACACCGATGTTGAGATGGCTGAGATAATTAAATTAGTCGATGAGCTGGCAAGGCGCAAGTACGTCAATAGCTGCCACGATGACTTGATCGAGTTCTGCAAACACATGCAGGATGACTACATAGTAGGCAGTCACCACAAGCACTTGGCCGAGCTGCTGATGGATGTAGAGGCGGGTCGAGAAGACCGCCTAACGGTGTCGATAGCACCTCGTCACGGCAAAAGTCAGATGGTGAGTATATTCTTCACGGGCTGGTACTTAGGTCACCACCCTGACCACAAGATAATGCTAGTCTCCCACACGACCGACTTGGCGGTGGACTTTGGACGGAAGGTGCGTAACTTGATCGCCTCTCCGCGTTTCAGAGAGATATTCCCAACCCTAGAGCTGGCCAAGGATTCCAAGAGTGCTGGACGCTGGAACACCTCAGTAGGAGGAGAGTTCTTCGCGTGTGGTGTGGGTTCAGCCCTTGCGGGGCGCGGTGCTCACTTATTAATCATTGATGATGCTCACTCAGAGCAGGATGTGCTTAACGGTAACTTTGAGGTGTTTGCGAAAGCCTATGAGTGGTACACCTACGGAGCCAGAACACGACTGATGCCTCAAGGCAAGGTGGTGATCGTAGGAACCCGCTGGCACATGGATGACCTGATCGGGCGCGTGATTAAAGACATGACTAAGAATGAGTTGTCTGACCAGTACAAAGTGGTTGAGTTTCCTGCCATGATGGAGGCGGCTAACGACGATGGCTCTGTGTATTTTAAAGCACTGTGGCCTGAGTTCTTTGACATGGAAGCACTGGGGCGTACTAAAGCCTCTATGCCGCTATTTCAGTGGAACGCTCAGTTTCAACAAAACCCCACCGCAGAAGAAGGTGCGCTAGTTAAACGAGAGTGGTGGCGGGACTGGGCAGAGGACGAGCCGCCTGATGTTGAATATATTATAATGACGCTGGATGCCGCAGCCGAGACCCATAACAAGGCTGACTTTACTGGTATTACCACATGGGGTGTGTTCTGGCATGAGCCAGATGACAGGCATTACATTATCCTGTTAAATGTAATCAAAGAGCGGTATGAGTTCCCTGAGTTAAAAAGGAAGGCGTTAGAGCAGTATGATCGGTGGGAACCAGACTCGTTCATTGTGGAGAAAAAGAGCGCAGGAGCTGCGTTGTACCAAGAATTGCGGAGAATGGGCATCCCTGTGAGTGAATACACACCTCACCGTGGCTCGGGCGATAAAACAGCAAGGTTGAATTCTGTCACAGATATAGTAGCATCGGGTACTTGTTGGGTTCCTAGAACCAGATGGGCCGAGGAGTTAGTGGATGAAGTGGCAAGTTTCCCTTTTGGGTCTAACGATGATTTGGTCGATTGCACGGTCATGGCTCTAATGCGGTTCCGCTCTGGTGGCTTTATACGGCTACCTTCCGACATGGAAGAAGAACAGCGATACTTTAAACCCAAAAAACGAGCGTATTACTAATGGCTGGGATTGTTGACGCTTTATATAAAAAGGTAGACCCTGATATACGGCTTTACCTTGAGTTTATGTTTGGTAAAGACACTACAATCACCGAGGACGATTTCACAGCAGAGCAACTTGACCGCATACGCGATAGTGTTGACGCTAAAGTTAAGAGACAGCAGAGGGAATACGAGCGAGAATCATTGCAAAGGGACGGACTCGCTGTCCGCCATTATGGTGCGACATTGGATAAAGAAGGGAACCTGATATTTTCAGATGCCGAAGACGAACAGTTATATGACGAAGCTATTAAAAAACCGCTTGTTGAACCTGACAGTAAGAGGGTGATAATGGGGTACGGTGACCACCCGCGTGAATCTGTGGAACTGACGAAAGATGGAACTCGTCGTCTGGGAAATGACGATATTAGTGATGTATTGAAGCAAACCTTGGGTGCGTATGTAGCCCACAACGATGACGAAAATTTGCGTATAGAAGATGAATATAACTTCAATAAAGACGAGAACAAATATTTTGGTTTGCCAGAAGAACCAACAATGAGCGAGGGTGTCAAACGGATATTGTTTGGGAATCCGGAAGAACACCAATTTTTTGATAAAACCAACAGGTTCCGTGACATAGCTGAAATATTAGCGCGAGTAACTCACCCAAATAAAAGACGCGAAGTTGATATTAATATACCCAAAAATAAAAAAACGAAGATGGAAAATTCCAACCCACTAGAATTTAACAAAGGGGGCAAAGTTAAAATGCCTGCCAACTACTCAAAAGGCAACTGGAACCTAATATGATTGATGACATTGATGACTTATTAGACGGCGAACTTAGCGAAGGGGAACTCAGCGAAGGGGAGGTTGCTTTTGAGATTGAATCAGCTAACGGTAGCGATCCTCTGCTAGAGGGCGGCATTGAGATTATTCTAGTGGCCGAAGGTGAAGAAAATGATCTTTTCGAGGAACCTATAGAATTTCATGCCAATCTCGCTGAACACATGGAAGAGGATGAGCTTTCAGAATTTGCCGATGATTTATCTTCCTTAGTAGAAGCTGACATTACTAGCCGCCAAGACTGGGTTGATACCTATATAGAAGGTCTTAAAATATTAGGACTTAAATACGAAGAACGCTCTGAGCCGTGGGAAGGCGCGTGTGGCGTTAACTCAACCCTGTTGGCCGAAGCGGTTATCCGGTTCCAAGCCGAGACCATGAGTGAGACCTTCCCTGCTAGTGGGCCAGTCAAAACAAAAATTATTGGAAAAGAAACTAAACAGAAAGTTGACGCAGCAGAACGTGTTAAGACTGATATGAACTATCAGTTGACCGAAGTTATGTACGAGTACCGACCAGAGCATGAACGAATGCTGTGGGCGTTGGGCTTGTCGGGGTCAGCTTTTAAGAAAGTCTACAATGATCCCCAGAAGATGCGCCAAACGGCAGTTTACATTCCTGCTGAAGAAGTTATTGTTCCCTACGGAGCGTCTAACATAGAAGATGCCGAGCGTGTGACCCACGTAATGCGTAAGACCAAGAACGAGTTGGCTATGTTGCAAGACAGCGGATTTTATCGTGATGTTGATTTAGGTGAGCCTGAAATATTTCATAGTGATCTTGAAGAAAAGAAAGCAGAGGACGCAGGTTTCACTGTAAATGAAGATGATCGCTACGCCTTTTATGAAATTCACGTTGAGATGGTTATTGAGGGATTTGATGACCGTGACGGATTAGCTGTACCTTATGTGGTTACTATTGATAAAGGTACTAATGAAGTGCTGGCAATACGCCGAAACTGGAATGAAGAAGACCCTCTGTACAACAAACGTCAACATTTTGTACATTATTGCTACATCCCCGGCTTTGGTTTCTACGGTTTGGGTCTAATCCACGTTGTTGGTGGGTATGCACAGGCTGGGACAAGTATTATTCGTCAGTTGGTTGACGCGGGTACGCTATCCAACCTCCCCGGCGGTTTAAAGACGCGAGATTTAAGAAACAAAGGGGAAGACACACCCATTGCCCCCGGCGAGTGGAGGGATGTTGACGTTGGATCGGGAAGTTTGCGAGACAACATCATGCCGCTTCCTTATAAAGAACCTAGCGCAACACTGGCAGGTTTGTTAGACACGATAACGCAAGAAGGTCGCAGGTTAGGTGCTATAAGTGACATGAATGTGTCAGACATGAGCGCAAATGCCCCCGTGGGTACGACATTAGCTTTGTTAGAGCGCACGTTAAAGCCTATGGCCGCTGTTCAGTCGCGCGTTCACTACGCGATGAAGGGCGAGTTTAAACTGATTAAAGCACTGATTGCTGAAAACGCTCCGCAGCATTACGACTACGACCCAGCTACAGGTGAGATAAACGCGGTACAGGACGATTACTTGATGGTTGAAGTGATTCCTGTGTCTGACCCCAACAGCTCAACAATGGCGCAGCGGGTTGTGCAGTACCAAACAGTTTTACAAATGTCAGAGAAAGCCCCTGAGATTTATGACCTACCTCAGTTACACCGACAGATGATAGAAGTAATAGGTGTTAAGAACGCTGACAAGCTCATACCTTTATCCGAGGACGCTGAACCACAAGACCCTGTGACTGAAAACATGGGTGTTCTTATAGGTGACCCGATTAAAGCGTTTATTCAACAAGACCACAAGGCTCACATTGCCGCTCATCAGGCGTTTATGCAAGACCCTAACGTTGCCGCAACTATAGGTCAGAACCCGCAAGCACAAAAGATTATGGCTGCGTTACAGGCACACATTGCAGAGCATCTTGGTTTCTCTTACCGCAGTGACATCGCTGCTAAACTGGGTGTTGATTTACCTGCACCGGGGGAGAAGTTACCTACAGAAATAGAAAACCTTTTGTCTCGCGTAGTTGCCGATGCTGGAACGCAGGTAACAGAGCAGCATAAGAAGGAAGCTGCACAGAAACAACAGCAACAACAAGCGCAACAAGCGGCACAAGACCCCAACTTGAAAATAGCACAAGAAGCTGAGAAAACTAAGCGCATGGAAGTTGAACGCAAATCTGCTAAAGATCAGGCTGAAATGCAGTTGAGCATGAACGATCAACAACTTAAAGCACAGAAAAATCAGGCTGAAATGCAGTTGAGCATGAACGATCAACAACTTAAAGCACAGAAAAATCAAACTGATGCACAGTTAGGTAAACGTGAGCAACAACGCAAACAAGGAAAAGATGTTGTAGATTCTGAATTAAGATTAGAGGAAATCGCTGAACAGCGCAGAAATAGT